TACTTTGGCAGCAGCAGCGCCAACGCCCAATGATGCAGCGCCCATTAGGTTTTCTTTGCTAAATAGATTCATAGTTTGCGAATTTAATTGTTTTTATGGTTATTTTTTGAAAAATTTCTTACTGATGATATAATACAACACCCCTGCGCCTATCAAGTAGGGAAGAATGTTCACTTTCTTTTCGGTAACAATCACTTTTGGTGCGCCCGATGGTTTGAATTCTACAATGTCCTTTGTCAAGTCCACTTGTTCTGTCATGACTGGGTTTGCCATGGTCATTCTAACTTCGCCCATTAATACATCGCTCATATTTATTTTTTCTTAGATAGTAAAATTATTGCACCCACAGCGGCAGCGCCCAATACCAATGCGATTGGAAACTTTGCTTTGTCTTTGGTTGGTGGTATTGGCCCTTCGCTTGAAGTTGGCTGTGTTGTAGGCTGGTCTGCTGGGGTAGAACCCGTGCTGGGCTTTCCACCTTGGAAAATGATGTCTACAAATACGGGCGTTTGCTCATAAAGAATGGTTGCAATGCCTGCGCCTGCTGCACCACCCACGGCTGTACCCAATGCGGGTATCACGCTTCCGATGGCTGCACCCAAAGAAGTTCCCAACACGCCCAAGGCGGCTTGGTACTGCTTTGACACTTCACCACCATCTGTAAGAAGTTTCTTTGCGGCTTCTGCTTCTGCAACACCACACATTCCATTTCCATATCCAGAAAGGCGAACACCTTTTTTGGCAACTAGTTCTTGAATCTTACTGCGCAACTTATCCAAGAAGCCCAATTTTTTAACTGGTTTTGATGCGCCGTCACGAATGGCAGCGAACAAAGCGGCGGGGTCGCCACCGATTTTTTTCCAACTGGATTCCAAGGCAGCCTTTGAGTTCTGTGCCTTACTGGCCAATCCGTCAATGTTAAGGCTATACATACCCAAGATAATCTGGCGCGGAATTGACAATCCGATGTTTTTAGCACCAGCGGCAAGTCGTTGTGCCTTCTCTTTGGCTTCTCTTTTTAATCTTTCAAAGGTGGTTTCACCGATTCCACGATAAGAACCGACACCTGCTAAGTAGTTAACTTCCATAGGGCGAATATACTTAAAATTTGGTTTTTTTTCTGTACCATACTTTCCGCCTGCTTTTGTCCAGACGGCATCAATAATGCAACCACTATCTGTAACTACATATACATGGGCGGGTATGGGTTGGTTTGGGTCGTAGGATGCGTACACCAAGGAATGTTTAATTCCAAGGTTGGTCAAGATGGCGCTTGTAAATAATGAGTATGACTTACAATCCGCGATTTTGGTTTTCAGCAATGCGCTCGGTAACTTGATATTCTGTGAACTTCCGTCAGCCTTGTAGCCAAGGCGCATTAAGAAATCATGAATCTTTTTGCAGGTTTCCTTTTCACTCTTTCCTTTGAAACTGGGTGCAAGCGCTTTGGTCTGCTTGACAGCCATAGGTACTGCATTTTCCAATGCGTTTCTGATGTCGCTATTGTCAGCATCTTGTTTTACAGAACTGATGCGATTTTGAAAAGCGGGTATGGCAGAAATAGGAATCATTATTTGAAAGCGATGGATGAAGTGTCTTTTGGTAAATCACCCGTTCCGAAAGAGAACTTTTCTGTCTGGGTGATAAAAGGAATCCGCTTGCGCAATTCCACATCAAGACGAATGGGCTTTTTGGTTGCAATGGTAGAAATCAATGTGGTTACTACTGCCAAGGAATCAATTTGGAAAGTGATTGGAAAGTTGTTCGTGCCTGCTCTGATAACAAAAGGCCCAGAAGTAAAGACAGACACCACAGCGCCACCAATACTTAAAGTTCCATCCACACCACGCATTTCAAGTGTCGTTCCAGATGGGTTATACAATTCCATGTTCACAACCACAGCAAATGAATTTACTGACTTGCCACCACGCTTGAATGAAATGCCTTTGGGTTTGTAAACTACGCCATCAGCAAGTTCCATGATTTTGTATAAGCGATAACCTACATATAAGGCCATGCCACCAACTATCAAAAGGACATTCTTCTTCATGTGCCAAATATACAACCCGAAAATAATTATTTTACTTTTTTGGTTTTGTCGTAAATTTGGGGGCTGTTAATTATAGTGCCATGAAATTCCCGAATGAAAGCGTAGTAGTCAGAGCCAGTATTCCGTTTAGAGAATACATAGAATGGAAAAGGAAAGCCGATGCCAAGCGCATTTCGGTTTCTCGCTTTATGATTCAAAGGGTTAGGGAAAGTGAACCTAAGCCACCCATACAGAAAGAACCTTGGACAGAAGAACAAGTTGAAGATATTCAAACTCACTTATTACAGAAAGGCATGGGCGAACACAGACGACAGATTGAAGCGGCAGCCATTCGCTGTAAAAGGGCAAAGAGAACAGCACGAAACACAGACACACAGATATGAAGAAACTATTCTACACACGCAGGCAGGCGCAGGCGCTCGCACGCGACTACGCAACAGCCGCCTTGGAAAAGATGGATGAAGAATTAATGCTACTTAGGTATGAAGATATGGAAACCAGCAAGTACCAAGTTGAATATGTGCGGGCGTGGTTAATTTTACATAACTTACGCCATGATGTTAAAAATGGAAACTTCACCCCAGCAAAGAATCCATCAAATGCTGTCAAATGAGAACCTAGTCATGAGCGACAAACTCATGAAAGCGATGGTGGAACGAGATGAAGCCGTGGCCAGATACCAAAAGTTATTAACAAGTTTTGCACACTTGCTTGAAAAGGCAAAGTATTATAGGGGCGAACTGGGGTTGCCAAATAGGGTCGGTGATGCAGAATTGTGGGATTGCACTATCTGCGAAGAAGCGGGTATTTTAGAAGTGGGTGAAATTACAAGGCCACCCTACTTAAAAGAGCATCCAGACCAAAAGACGGAATCAAAGTATAAGTAAATCGGTTGCCGTGAATGGCTTCTGCTTTTCTGCATATAGCCATAAACTCATTGAAATCTTTCTCTCTTTTGAACACTTGGCATCCGTGCGACCAATCGTTCACTTGGATGCTATCAGCACCCGCTTTGTGAATGTTTATGCCAAACACGCCTTCTTGGATTTTTGATTCGTCATACACGCCATCGGCCACATAATCACGATATACCTTTACTGGCCTATCTTGACAAACAGCATCGTATTTGCCTTGGTGCTTTCGGATGATATAAGCACCTCTGTACTGCCCTTCTACCAATCTGGCCGTGCCTGCGCCATTGTCTGTGGTGCAAGCCCACTCATGGTATTTCCACACGCCATTCTCTTTGTATGAAAGTGTCATTAAATCATCAAAGGCATTTGTTACACGCTTTCCAGTAGATGAATTTCTGATGCCAACTATATTGATGTTAAAATCGCCACTCTCAAAATAGGCGTATGATTTTGATACGAGCAATTCGCTAATTACAGATTTGTTATATTTCATCTTTTGAATTTTTAGAAGCCCCAAAGTAATAACCGCACACCATAGTGATAATGCTGGTTACACCCCCTGCGATAGTGAAGTATATGTCCTTTTGGTCTGATGGGAAATCCCAGAATACTATGCTAAACAATAACGCATAGGAAAGTGTAAGTATTAAAATAGCCACAATGGCTGTCGTGTTCTTTTTTAGATTATCAAAACTCATATTATTTAATTCCGTTTAATCGCATCATATTAGCGATGGTTGTAGTGTCCATTCCTACCAACGATGTATCTACACCCATGAATAACATGGTTGAAGTCATGGCGCTTATCTTTTCTTTTGATGCAGACACTTCTTCTTTCAACGCCTGCTTTTCAGCGACTTTCTCGCTTAACATTTGCTCGCCTGCTTTGTTTGCTGCGCTGGTTACACCCGCCGCCACAGATAGGTTGCTTTCAACCTTTTTCAACATCATTTCAATTTCGTCTATGTTGGGGCTTTTCGTAGCACCCAATGGAACGAAAATATCAGCACAGAGAATGATGGCAAGCATCACGATTAACAAGTGCTTCATAATTTTTTCATTGTATTGATGATGCGAAGTTCTGTGATTGCTGCGCTCAAAGCAGAATCAGAACGCTTTAACGCATAACCCAATTTATCAATCTTCAAATCAAGCGCTTCTATTTTTGCGTTTGACTTTTCAATCTGCTCTTTGTAGCCATTGCGAAGGTCATAGTATAAGTACCCTACTGCCGCCAACATACAAAATGCCACAGCGGCAACTGGGTTGCGCTTGAATTGCTCAAACGAAACTGGCAGCGTATTTGCCGAAACTTTCTTTACTTTTTCTGTCATGATTAACCGCAAAAATAAGGGGTATTGCCAAAAATTCCAGAGTAACCTTTTTCCCGATTCCTAAAAGCACGAATCTTTCTATTGATGGTTCGGTTGGATGCGGTGTCGGCTTGCTTCAAAGTGCGAGCAGCGGAACTTAACTGCTTTGTCCGTAATAAAAAACCCGCTTCCCTAAACTTGTCTGTCAGTTTACCACGATTGGCAAGAATGGCTTTTGGGTATTTGGTTTTTATGGTTTGAATAATTTGATTGAACTTGGGTCTGATAACACGCATTGCAGCCATGTCGGTGAAATCTTTTGTATCACGCTTCATCTGGCGCAAGATTACTCTGGCCTTATCGGGCAGTTCAGTTAAAACGATATTGTCGTATTGCCTTTTCATTTTTTACGAGTGATGTTACAAACATTCAAT